ATTAATTCTCATTATGTAGAAAAATCGTTACAACGGCAACATGAGACGCAGTTCGTGAAGTTTAATGTATTTTCTGCATATTATAATTTATATCAAGTACTCAATCACTATATCGATGGCTATACAACGGTGGTTGATAAAAATGGAAATGAAAAAATAGTGGCACCGCCACCACCAGTTGGGCAACTAAAAGAAATAGCGAATCAACTTATTCAACAAGCACCTACTCCACAAATACGTCAACTCCTACAACAAATACAAACACTGCAAATGCAAATACCGCCACAAATGCAGCAAATGAAACCAGAAGACCAACTACAACTACAACAACAAATACAAACACTGCAAATGCAAATACAAACACTGCAAATGCAAATACTGCCACAAATGCAGCAAATGAGTACAGAACAACAACAAGAACTCCTACAACAAATACAAACACGGTATAATCGAAAGCAACTACAACCACGACAACTACAACAACTACAACAACTACAACAACTACAACAACAACAACAACAACAACAACAACAACAACAACAACAACTTGCAATACAACAACTACAACAACTACTACAGATCCAGCAACAGATGAAACAACAACACCCCGAATTTTTTGACACTTTGGAGAAAATAAACCAATTAAATACTACTGCTGCTCATGCTGCTATGTCTCTAGCGATGCCATTTAGAGACTACATTTTCCAACAGCTTCAAGACATGTGGAATAGAATCGATGGAAATACCGGTGACCAATTTGCTACCACTTTCTTGCACCTTACTAATGATGTAGCGAGGGGAGGAAATCCCGGTGTGATGAAATTTTTATTTAGTATTCAGCAATTTTGGATAGACTCATTATTAAAAAATTTAGAATTAACAGATGACATGCGAGGCGGCGGCGTTACAAATAATACATGGAAATGGTCCACCATTCTTCTATCTGGCGGACAGCAGTCAACGCCTTGCATCGAGTTTCTAGGTGGTGACGGCGACTATATTAATATGATAACAAATTTGCTTTTTTTGAAGGGGCAGGGAATTGCCGGCAACGAGGTTAATAATATTTTTCGTTTTGCCCAACTACACACAATATTTTCTGCATATCAAAATGCCTTTAATCCATATACAGCAACTAACAACGTAATGAAAAGACAAATTGCATTTATGCAAGCATACAATTTACAAGGTTTGCAAACTGCCAGGGCAGGCCTGCCACGGGCGGATCTTCCTTTATATAATGCCCAACAATTAATTCAAATAATACAAAGCTATCCTGCTGACCTCTCTGATGATTTCAGTCTACAAACAGAAGACGCGTTCGTATCTCCAACATATTATCTAGTAGAGCAAATTGTCGACGAGCAATTTAAATTCATCGGGCTCCGGCCGCGAAACGGACAGCCTATACAGGGCGGCGGCTTCAAGAACAGTAAAAAACGTAGAAAGCGAAAAAAAACGCGCAAAAGAAAAAGGCGAAAATACAGAACAATCAAGAAAAAAAGAAGACGTAAAAAGGTTAAATCTTTAAAACGAAGACGTAGAAGACGCAGAAAAACTCGTGGAAAATGATTTAGACTTTCATAATGCTTTATCTAAATAATATATTTCATGACAAATATATTATTCCGCCTCTCGCCATAGGATTAACAGAGGCATCCGTTGGACGCCATTTTATACTGCAAAAGCATTAATTCCTTAATTATTACGCCTTTTTAATTTTGAACTACGTCTTGACCGCCTTTTTAATTTTGAACTACGTCTTGACCGCCTTTTTAATTTTGAACTACGTCTTTTTCTTCTACCACCGCCAAAACCAAAAGTACTGGCAGGTGGTGCCTGGTGTTGCTGGTGTTGCTGCTGCCACTGCTGCTGCTGCCCGAATTGCTGTTGCTGCTGGTGCTGTTGCATTGCGTTTACCTCTTCATAAAATTTATCCAATTCGCAGCGAATATCGAATCGTCCGGGAACCATAATTGATCGTCGTTTCGCGAGCGCCTTTGTTTGTTTTATTTTGTACAGACCATCTATTTTGACGAGTGCACCGGACTTGACACCTTTTTTCAAGGCGGAGTTGATGAATCGGGATTCGGAACTGTCGGCGTGAAGAAAAGTTTTGATGGCGTTTAGAGAAGATCCCTTGCGGTTTTTCAGCTCGATGATGGCGGCGGCGATTTTTTCGAGGTACGATGACATATATAATATCAAAATATAATATCAAAATATAATATTATCATAAAGCACTTAGAAAATCCAAAGCATAAATATATAAATGACAAGCAATACACTTTTAGATCAAAAGACATTATTACAAGATGGTGACGTATCAAAGGGTCAAGATGAATTGATTTTTGACCCTTTCAACCCAAATAATACCGAGATAACGCAAAAACAAGTAGAAGCCATTTTAACTAAGTATGGAGTTCCTGATAAAGTACATAATTTCAATCTTTATAAGCGTGCTTTTATTCATAAATCATATGTTAAAAGACCTCACCTTGAAAATGAAGCGAATGGCGTAACCATTGTAGATCAACCGATAGATTGCATGCCTCTTAAAACAAAATCAAATGAGCGATTGGAGTTTCTAGGCGATGGTGTTCTAGAATGCATTACCAAATATTATTTGTACAGACGTTTTCCTAAAGGAAATGAAGGGTTTATGACTGAAAAGAAAATTGCTTTAGTCAAAAATGAATCTATTGGAAAAATGGTATATGAAATGGGTATTAATAAATGGTATATTTTATCAAAAAATGCGGAAGAAAAGAAAACAAGGACAAATCTTAAAAAATTGGGATGTTTATTCGAAGCCTTTCTAGGAGCTTTGTTTTTAGATTTCAACAAAATCACCATTAAAGATGATGATGATTGGTTTAAAAATGTATTTGTCACAGGTCCAGGATTCCAAATCGCTCAAATATTTGTTGAAAGTATTTTTGAACAACACGTAAATTGGACAGATCTGCTTCAAAACGATGACAATTATAAGAATATTCTACAAGTGCTTATTCAAAAAGAGTTCAAAACTACACCAGTATATGTTGAAATATCCCCACACGACGATGATGAAGGATATCATATGGGCGTTTATCTTTGTTTAGGACAAGATTCACATGGCTTATCGCACGCACAGTCAGTTCCTTTTTCTAAGTTCAAAAGTTTTGATAATATTCAAGATTATTTTGAAGAAAACGACAGGGTTTATGTTTTTCTAGGCGAAAGCAGACATAAAATAAAAAAGAAAGCAGAACAAGCTGCTTGTAAAATTGGAATTAATCAAATTAATAAGAATAATTAATATTGGAATATCCTATATGATCAAAGTACCGATTTACCCATTTTTAACAGGAGGGTTAATAGTAGGTGGAGCCAAATTTGTGTCTGAGATAGCCAATCCTTTATGGGCATCACTATTAGGCGCTATACCAAATGATATGATAACGCCATATTTTTTAGATACTGATGCGGACAAGAAAATTTATATAATAGGATATATTTTACAATCCATAATTTTTATATTTGTCATAGCATCCTTGTATCTACTACTTAGATTTACAAAGATAAATCCTGATTTACTTATATTATTAGCTATAATAACATGGTTTATTTGTAGTTTTTATTTAGTACGATCTACAAAATCATATATTGAACATTACTTTACAAAGAATAAATAAATCCTACCATTAATATAATGAAGGATTGGATTAGAGCTTTTTTTATAGGTGGGTTAATAATGGCTAGTCAAAAAATAGCAGCACAATTAATAGGTCCCGAATATGCAGCAATGGGTATTCCCACAGAATTTATAGCAGCGTTTTTTATGACAACAAGAAAAGATAAAATAGAATATTTTTGGGGAATGGTGTTAATATTAAGTGCTTTTATATTTGCATTAATGGTAACAGTTTGGTTATTATATAAAAATGAGTATAGTGGAAATACTATTACAACTATTTCACTTACTTTAAATATATTTTTCGCATTTTGTGCTATAAAACTATACTCAAGTTATCAATAATGTTATTATTTATTTAGCAAGAAAAATAAATAATAAATAAATGTGAATTTATAGTATATATGGACGAATTGTTTGGACAACTTGATTTATTAAAAAAACCTGTTCCAAAGAAAAAGAGCAAAATTGGGGTTAACATGCGCCGCAAAGGTACTGTAGAAGTAAATGTAAAAATAGTAGATAGCTCTGATGGTGACATAGATCGAAATACTTTGCTAGCAAAAGTGTATAACGCTGCGATTGTTAAAATACCTACACATAGATCAAAACCATTAGGACCAGCGGTAGAATTAGCTAATATTATTAATAGAAAACAATCAACACCGGATATAGAAACGAAACCAGTTAGTGTTCCGAGAGCGCGTGTTGTTAAAGTTAAACGAAAAAGGGGTAAAATAAAAATAGGTAAATCGATCAGAAAAGGAACAATAACAGGTCTTGCTCCTACTGTAATAAATATCAAAGGTACAAAAAAGAAGGCAAGAATTAAAAGAGATTTAGGCACAGTTGAATCCAGAGATCGAAGTGATGTTCCATCCGAATTAATTCAAATAGGAGATACAATTATTCAAGACAGATTACCGAAAGATCAAGCTCCTGTGAATATTAGAGCAAGCGCTTATTATATGAATAATAGAGAAATCTTTGTTAATTTTATTAATAGTTTATTCGAGCCTTATAGAGCAGCATTGATAGAAGAAAGTAAAGATATTTCGTGTGATAAACCTAAAGGATCTTTTAGTTTAATGACTCATCAGCAAATTGTTAGAGATTATATTAACATGTTTACACCATATCGAGGATTACTTTTATATCATGGTCTTGGTGCCGGTAAAACTTGCGCTTCTATTGGAATGGCAGAGGGATTGAAAACAACGCAACCAATTATTATTATGACACCTGCTTCACTACGTCAAAATTATATAAGCGAATTAACTGTGTGTGGAGATCCATTATATAGATTAAATCAATTCTGGGAATTTATACCAACAGGGGGAGACAGTAAAGTAACTAGAGTTTTATCGCAGGCAATGGGTCTATCCGAAGAGTATATTACAAAGAAAGGTGGAGCGTGGTTAGTAAACGTTAAGAAACCATCTAATTTTGAAGGGTTGTCAACGGCAAATAAACTAGCTTTGAATGATCAAATAGATAGGATGATCAAAACCAAATATATTTTTATAAATTACAATGGTTTGCGTAAAAGCGATAAAGTCTTGGGCGATTTAAAAGCTTTGTCAAAAACTAATAATCCCTTTGATAACAAGGTAGTTATTGTTGATGAAGCTCATAATTTTGTATCGAGAATTGTGAATAAAATTAAAAAGCCTACATCTTTATCTTATATGCTTTATGAATGGTTAATGTCTGCCGAAAATTGTCGCATTATATTTTTAACAGGAACGCCTATAATTAATTATCCCAATGAAATGGGCGTTATGTTTAATATGTTGCGCGGATACATAAAAACTTTTATATTTACTGTAAATGTACAAACGAGTGAAGTAGTTAATCAGCAAACTATTGAAAATATTTTTAAATCGTTCGCTCTACATGATTTTATTGAATATGATAATTCATCAAAAAGAATTGTAATTACGCGTAATCCTTTTGGTTTCGTAAATGAATCAAATGATGGTGTATATTCGGGAATAAAAAAGAATAAGGGTAATAATAAATGTGATAAAACTAAGAAAGGGAGAGATTGTAGTAGAGGATATTCTTGTGAAAATGTAGCTGGAGAGGGAGAAAAAGAAGATTTCAGATGTAGACCTTTGTCTGACTCCGCGTTTGTTAATATATGTAGAGATATCCTTAGAAAAAATGGTGTAGAGACTATATCAGTACAGGTAAAACTTAATAAAGCTTTACCGGACACATTAGATACATTTAACGCGATGTTTGTGAATCCGAAAACAGGTGAAATCAAAAATGAAAATCTTTTGCAAAGACGTATATTAGGGTTAACTTCCTATTTTAGAAGTGCACAGGAAGAGTTGATGCCAAGATTTAACATTGAAGAAGATTTTAGAGTTGTTGATATTGACATGTCTGATTATCAGTTCGGACTTTATGAAGAAGCTAGAAAAAATGAGCGCGTTTTAGAAAAAAGAAATGCTCAAAAAAGAAGAAGGGCAAAAGATGGTGGAGTATATGCAGATACCGTTTCTACTTATCGTATATTCAGTAGGGCATTTTGTAATTTTGTTTTTCCGCGAGATATAATTCGACCTATGAAACAAGAAGGTCAAGGATTACAACAAGCAATTCTTGATCCTGAATTAGACGAAGATGATATGGACGCAATATCGATTCAAGAAAAGATAGCAAAGGCTGACGGGCGGTTTGAAGCTGATGATGAAAGTGCATTGGAATCTATGAGCAGTCAATCTGTTGAAAATGCATATGGAGCTAGAATTAAACAAGCGCTGGTGGATTTAGAAGCAAGAGCTGGAGAGTTTTTAACACCAAAAAAATTAGAAATATATAGTCCAAAATTTCTTGAAGTTCTCAAAAATATTACTGGTAATGATAGAAAACTTCATCTTGTTTATTCTCAGTTCAGAACCTTAGAGGGTATTGGAATTTTTTCCATTGTATTAGAGGCAAATGGGTATACCAATTTCAAACTTAAGAAAGTTGGTGGAATCTGGAAATTAGATATTCCCGAAGAAAAACTGGATTTACCCAAATATGCATTATTTACTGGTACAGAAACCGTGGAAGAAAAGGAGATATTAAGAAATATATACAATGGTACTTGGGATAAAATTCCTAGTGGTATAAGAGATTATTTGCTAACGAAATCTCCTAATAATAATCACGGTGAGATAATTAGTGTATTCATGATCACGAGTAGTGGAGCAGAAGGGATTACATTAAAAAACACACGCATGGTTCATATAATGGAACCATATTGGCATCCGGTTAGAGTTGAACAGGTTATTGGCAGAGCAAGACGTATATGTAGTCATAATAAATTGGAAGAAGATGAGCGTGATGTGAAAGTATTTATGTATTTAATGAAATTTACAGACGATCAGTTGATACCTGAAAGCGCGGGTGGAATGGCGCCAAAAGATTTATTGGAAAAAGATGTTAGTAAGCTTAATAAACAAATTCCTTTAACAAGCGACCAACATTTATTCGAAGTTTCAAATATAAAAGAATCTATTAATAAACAAATATTAGGAGCTATAAAAGGATCATCGATCGACTGCTCTCTACATTCAAGTGAAAAAGATCAGGTCGTATGCATGTCGTTTGGTTCAGTTAGTTCATCGCGATTTACAACAACGCCAGCATTAACAACCGAGGCTGAATATGATGTACAAGAGCGGCGAAATTTAAAGAAAATAGAATGGGAGGCTGAAATAGTAACTTTAGGGGGTATAAAATATGCTCTGAAACGCTTTAATACTAAACTACCAGCAAGGAAAGCGCCGGAAGGTGAATTATACGATTTACAAAGTTATAAAAGGGCTCAAGAAGTTGGGGGAGATCCAGTATTAGTTGGTTATCTAAGAATAGATCAAAAAAGCGGGAAACTTAAAAAAACTAGAGTCTAATAGCTTTCCCGGAGTCTTTTGGTTTTAATTGTTCTGAAATATTTTTAAGCTGTTCTAAAATTAATTTTTGATTATTAATCATATCTTTAAACATAGATTTATAATCACTATCTTGTGTTGTATCATTTTTCTTTAACTTTAATTTACTGAAAAAATCTACACCTTGTGGTGCCTCATTGCCTTTTTCAGAGGTTGTTTCTTTAAATCTCACCCTTTTTTGTCGTTGTAATTGAATGGCATCTAATTTAACATTGGAACTATGATCTATTTTAAGATTTACATTGCTTGGTTTAGAATTGGTTTCTCCTTTTAACCAAGCTTCAACATTTTTATTTTGCTGCTGACCTTGCATTATTTTTGCCAATTCTGCCTCTCGTTGTGACATATTATGATCGAAATCACTTTGTGACATTATGCTGTCAGCTTTTTTATCTGTAAAATCAATTTCTTTAGGTTTTTCTTTATTCATTAGATTATTAAAATCGGATTGTTTTTCTTTTAAACTTTTTTCAAATATTTTCATATTTATATTTTCATTTTTATTAGGATGAATTTCTCTTTGTTGTATAGATTGTTGTTCGGTCTGTGAAGGTGCAGACTGTTGTCGATTAGATTCTTGGATCATTTTACCTTTAATTATTTGAAATGTTTTTAAAATTTCTTTATTCATTAACATCAAGTTGCTCTTAAAATGGAATCTATTAGTATGTATTCTCTCCAATTCCTTTTTAAATATATCATGAAAATGTCTGGGATCTGCGAGTTGCAGTGGGTGATCTTTGAGTAAATTACGAAGTAATTCAATATTTTCTTGTGAAGTTATAGACATAATATAAAATACATGAATTGATTTTATGTATTTTATTTGGAATTAAAATATTCTTTTCGCAATTTGAGCATTAAGGAGTCGGGTACCCTTATTTTTTCAAATGTTGCGTGTGGCGTACCCTGTAACAATTGTACAAGAAAATACATAGAATACATACCACATTCACTATCACTATACTGATGCCTTTTTTTACTGACAATAATTTCATAATTTTCACCAAAATTTTCGCCCTGTTTTTTCACAAAGTTGCAAAATTTCTTAATACGCGAAGGTATATCATCGCCGTAACTATCAAAATAATAAATTTTATGAGATTTCAAATCAATAAAAACAGCAACCCAATGAGATCCTGATTGGTTATGTTTATCTAAATTAAATATTACGCCTACTTTTGTAATACCACGTCTTTTCATTTGACCCAATGAAAATTTGCATAATTCTTCCCATACACATTCACCAAAAACCATATGCGTGTCGTAATCTATAGGCGAAGGCCCTAAAAATTCAAAATGTTTATAGGCTTTTTCCCATTGCGCCATTACTTTTTGTATTTCTACTGTTGTTAACCATTCTTTAGGATTTTCTTTCCACTTAACAGGGCTATATGGTGCGAACATTTTACCCCATAATGATTTATCTATATCATTTTTAATACAATGATGTCTTAACCAACATGATTCTGTTGAACAAGTATCCTGCATATACAAACGTAATTTTTCCCATATCTCTCGCGGTGAGTTTGATTTTATAGGTTGATCATAATGTCTTGCATTCCATACTGTTTTAAGCTTATCTAATGCGGATGAAGTATAGCATGTATAGTCTAAAATATCTTTTTTATTTTTAGGAGAACATTTCATTGATTTAAATTTAGTTTGTTTTTTCACTGTTTTATGATGATGTTTTCCTTTTGAGTATTTTTTTTGAGTTTTTGGGGCAGGCATAGTTATATATAGCAGATATTATATCTTATTTTTGAATTTATCTGTTTTAATATTAATTTTTCTTTGTTGCGGAATTATCATTTTCTTATTTGTCTTTATTTTGGTCGATTTGATATTTATATGATCTGTAATTCTAGGTGCAGGTGGACCTTTTTTATTCATCATAAACTCATTGCTATTTTTAACAATATTTTTATCTATTTTTTTATTACTTTTTTTATCCTTATAATCTTTATAATCTTCTTGGATTATCTCTGCCTTATCTACAAATTTGAAATGTGCAATACACGCAGAAGCATATTCCTCCCATATTTTATCTAAATCTCTATCCTTCTTCTTTCCTTTCAAATAGTTCTTAGTTAAAATAAAGATACGTTTTTTATAAAATTTTATATCATCTGGAGAGATACCCAGTCTTTTTTCAGTGGATATTTTATTTATTAAACAGGGGTTTGTTAAAAATTGTAAATCGTAAATATTTGCAGATGTATCCATTATTACATATAAATTTTATAATACCATATTATTAACGTAATTATAATCATATTAATTGCAGCATGATTTATATTTTCAATATTATTGATATCATATTTTGTATCGAATAATATATCCAATGTATCTATTCCATAATTTGTCTTAGTATCAGTATGATGTTTTGTGTGTTGATCGCATCCAAGTAAAATATAATTTATATTATGAACAGATGCGTATAATAAACCCCATAATAACAATACTGCCTTATTTAATTTAAATTTGAAATCTTTGATATTAATTGAAAAATTGTATCTTTGTGCGAATAAGATAAGAAACCCCCCTTCCATTAAAAAATTCTGGAAAAATTCCATCAATAAGTTTAAAGGTTTTTTATTTATACTTGTATCGTGATGTATTTTATCATGAAAATCGCAAGTATAATAAATTAATATTTCCATTATTTGATTCAACATTTTATTAGATTTTATATAATTAATAATTGTATTATCTGCATTTTTATAAATTTGTAATAAATCATACGCGTGTGACAAATAATGAATATACCATCCAAGTAGCATTGCTATCAAAAAAGTAATATAAGCATTGATATATGAATTATTTTTTGAATTATAAAATGTTAGTACAAACACAGAAACTACCGATGTTATCCAAAATATTCCATTTTGTTTAATACTTTTCCATAAAATAGATGAGTTTTTAAATAAAGCATTCTTATTTTGCGTAGTAGAAATATTTTCTTTAATTTTCTTTACTCTATTACTTTTCTTAATTTTTATTATAGTATTTGACGGATCCTTGATCATTATAATA